TCACGTCTGCACCTCGTCCCTCTCCGCTAACCATCGTTGCGTTTCTGCTAAATCTTTTTCATAACTTTCATTTATTAGCCGTTTTAATATTTCGATTTGAAAATCTAACTCATTTCTTTTTTCGAGCTGAAATTGCAACATTTTTTTCAGTCTGCAAATTTCGATAGTGTTGTTTATATTCACTTGTTCGCTCCTTTCAATGTCGGAATCCATCGTCCCAAAAATCATCAACTATTAGCGGATTTTCTACGTTCATTCTCTATCACCTCTGGCAAGTAGCATTAGCAAAAGAATCAATGCAATAATCGTTATTAATTCAGCCATTTAGTATCAGACTTCCTATACAGACCACAAATGCGATTAAAACAGTCAAAGCTAAGCATACTACTGTATTTATGTCTGATTTTTCAATGTATTCTTTTCCGTCCTCATCAATACTTATGAGCCCGAAAAATCGTAATATTTTCATTTTAAAACCTCATTTCAGAAATAATGTGAACCATCCGAGTAAAATGTAAATTACTGATATAAACATGCCGATTTGTAAGCAAAATAGATAAATTAATAATGTGTTTTCATGTTTTTTGATTGATTTTTTCATTCTCTTATCTCCACATCTGTGATATAATTAATTTAAATATTATTTCGTAACTCACAGTTTTAGTAAGCTCTAACTTACTATTTATAGCTGTGGGTTTTTCTTTTACCAATGCCGCTCAATCGAATTCGCGAATCTATGCTTGTACTTGGGTCTTTTCTTATATTTAATTTGATGATCTAAATGCCTTGATTGAAGTTCAACTAGCAAATATTTTCCAACCGATTTTGGAACGTAATTTGGGTCGTATTTTCGTATTTCAGCAAGTAGTATTTCGACTTCATCAATCATTTTCAGACCTCCTTATATACAAATTTTTTAATCAGCCAATCATTTGCTTTTACTGCATCGAATGCCCACGCTTCACGTTGATTCTTTGTAGCCCAGTTACTAAATTCTGCAAGCTCTGGAAAGTCTTTAATGTTATCTAACCACCATCCATAACTTCGTGGACTAGCTTGCGCAAAATCTTCTAACGTCCATACACCGTACAGGAAATTCACATGCCTGTTTTTATTTTTCACAGGACGACCCATTTTCTTATTCTCCTTTCTATTTTAATCAACATCTATTTCTAAAATTTCCGCAATTTCTTTTCTAACTTTCGATGCGTCTCTTTTGCCGTTTATGATATCTGATAAATAAGGATTGCTAATACCTAACATTTTTGCTAAATCAGATTGTTTCATATTTATTGCTTTTAGTTTTGCGTATACTGCAACCGCAAAACGCTGATGTTCTACTGACATGTTTTTGCTCCTTTCTTGTTTTGGTTTTCACGTGATATAATTATTTTTGATTGGAGGTGATTGAGATGACTTTTTATGATTTTTTAATAACTTATTACCTTAGCGAAAATAGTCCTTTAGGCGATCTAGCTCATGATGTTCAACTAGATGGTAATTTCCCAACAGAAAGCAAAAGCGAAGATGAAATCAGGGATTATTTTTCTAATATTGGTACTCCTGGCTTCCAAGAGGCTTTAGATGAGGCGTTAAATTATTTTAGAAGACTATGACAATTCTTTTAACTTTGCTTAGGTCAATTTCCGGTGCTCCATACTTAGCTTTAATTTCATAATTTTTGTAAAGACCGACTTCAATTTGTTGAATGTTGGTTTTTTTTCTTTTTAAATATCTTTTGTTCACCTCTCCATCACTCCTTTCTATAATTTGTTTAATAATCTTATATGCTGTGCCGAGGCTTCTAGTCTATATTTTGGGTCAACATCTGAGAACATAATCTCTTCTAAGAAGTCCAATTGACGATTGTACCGCTCTTTCTTGTTCAATTTGACAGCAGGTTCTTTTAGTACGGTGATAGTACGTTTATCTCCTTGTCCCGAAACCTCAATATTCCCTCGTGATTTCAATTTTGAAATGGTTACTTTTGCATGATTCTCTTGTATTTCACAGAAATTAGCGATATCTGAATTGGTTGCTTTAGGGTTTTCCATTAAGTAAAATATGATTTTATCGTTTAAAGTCATTATTGTTATCCTTTCTTGTTTAGTTTTTCACGTGTTATAATTTATCGTGAAAGCGAGGTGATAAAATGGATATGATATTAAAAATCTGCATTGCGGATGGAACAAGTATAGTAATAGATGGTTTTGACATTATTTCAATGTATACTTCCATTCCAAATGTAGAAGTTGAGCACAGTGGATACAGTTGGCGAGAAAACTATTATTATGATTTGTTGAATTATTTAAATGAATATAAATATTTAAGCATCAAACGACACGATTGTAATGATGAATTAAAATATAGAAACCATGATTATACTTTTCAAAATGGAGATTTTAAACACAACACACCATTGTTTTTAAAAACCTCAAATATCATCACAATAATAGACATGTATGATTGATTGTCGTATTGGCGGACAGATTGTTAGTCCGCTTTTTTATTTATAGAGATGTGCCAACTTCTCTTCAGATATGTGCTTTGCACGTTACTTAGTAGTTCAATAACTTCATATGCATTCAACTCACTTTTGATAAGAATTCCCATTATTTTGGAAATTGTTTGTTCGTTATTTTCTTCCATTTGTCCATCACCTCCCCATCTCTCCTTTCTATCTTATTAGCTAATTATTTAGCATAATGTTGACAAATTTTAAACTTTAGTGTAGAATCTAGACATAGCTAAATAAGCATACAATTGAGCCATAAATCGTTGGGGAACGAGTATTTTATAGGTTTATTCGTTGACTCGTTTAGCTAAATAATTAGCTTATGAACATAGTATATTAAACTTTAAGTTAGATGTCAACCATTTTCTTTATTAAAATTTAAATTGTTCATAACCAATATGAAAAGGTGTATGATATGACTACATTTGATAGGGTGAAATTTTTAGCCGAGAAACAAAAAATTAGCATTGTTGAACTAGAAGAAAAACTGGGATTTGGTAGGAATTCACTTTATTCCTGGAAGAAAAAAATCCCAAACGGAGAAAGTTTAAAAAAAGTAGCTGATTATTTCAATGTTTCTACAGATTATCTTTTAGGTAGAACTGACAACCCCTATGTCGACAACGACATCCCTCAAGAAGCGGCAACACTTGCAGCTCACATTGATCCCGCTGCCACAGAAGAAGATATGAAAAAAATTCTTGAGTATATTGACTTAATTCAACAAAAATATAAATAAGAAATGAGATGTATGTATGTGGTTAGATAAATACAGAGAGCAATATCCTGAGCTGACTATCATTGAAGATAAGAACATGGAGCAGGTTCACAAAGGATTATACTATAATAGTAGAATATTCGTAAATCCTCAACAAAATGATATTGAAATGCGCTGTACATTAGCAGAGGAAGTTGGACATCATCATTTGACTGTTGGTAATATTATTAAACAAGAAACAGTTAATGATAGAAAACAGGAAAATCTTGCGAGAAATTGGGGCTATGAGTCACTAGTACCTTTGCGTAAAATTATTGATGCTTATTATGAAGGTTTTACTGAGTACTACGAGGTTGCGGATTTTTTAGAAGTTACAGAAGAATTTTTAAAACATTCTATCGAGTATTATAAAAGTAAGCATGGGAACGTTGTAGAATGCAATGGGTATATAGTTATTTTCAGGAGTAGTATTCAGATTGTAGCCTGTTAGGCACTCATGCTATAAGTTTTAGATAAAATTAAATAAAGGGAGAGAATGAAAATGTGGAGTTTTGGATTGTTATTTTTAGCCAGTTTGATAGTTAGTATAGTTTTCTTTGTATTAGCAATTAAGAAAAATGATAGATCAAAAAAATTAATGAAAGGTATAACTTTTTTAGCCATTAGTTATACTTTATGGCTTTTCGTTGCAGATATCTCTGACAGTAATTTTTTCATAATATTTTCTTTTTGGATCATCGCAATGGCATTGATTTATATATTTTTATTACTATTGTCTGGAAAAATGAATTTTAAAAAGTATCAACATATATCTAAGTTAGCTGTCATCCCCTTATCGTTTTTATTCTTTTTAGGTGGCGTTTTTATTGCTACTAATACTGATGCCCCAAAAAAAGAAACTCCTAAAAAACAAGAGGCTTCCTCAAATACAAATTATTACGGAGAAAATAAGGATACAAACTATGATGATGTAAACGACACTAGTTCTGCAAGTGATGAAGATTTCGAAAAAAGCCTTCCAACATTAAACAAAAAAAACAATATAAATGCCATAGAAGATATGCAAAATAGCATAAGAAATACTTTAATTCCATCTATCAATAATGATATTAAAAATGATGATAGCAGTAATTTAAAACAAGAGTTAACTGTAATTAGTAATTTAAGTGACGAAAGTTCTGAACATTCGAGCTCAATGCTTAGCGACGTTAAGTCTGATAAATATTCTGACGCAGCATATGATTATTGGAAAGAAGCAATAACTACTCTCGCATCAATTGAAGATTACGTAAACGAGCAACTCGATGGTGCCAAAGATATTGATTACTATTATAACCAGTTCGAGATTGCATTGGAATCCTTGGATGATAGCTATACGAATGCAATTAAAACATTAACAAACTAAAAAAACGCCCTCCCCGCAAGAGACAAGCGTTTTAAATACACACATAGGAGTATGCAAATTCATTTTAACATAATTTGCTGTACCCTTCAAAAGAACATACGTTCCAAATCAAAGAGGTGGTGCTATTAATGAAAATTAAAAAGTTAAAAAATGGAAAATACGCCGTTCGTTTGCGCATCAAAGTCGACGGTGAATGGAAAGAAAAGCGTTTGACAGATACAAGTGAAACAAACTTAATGTATAAAGCGTCTAAATTATTAAAACAAGCTGAACATGATAGTAGTTCTTTAAAAGAGTGGAAATTCAAAGAATTCTATTCGCTATTTATGAAAACTTTCAAAGAAAATAAAAGTAGTCAATCAACAATTAACTTGTATGACTTAGCTTATAATCAGTTCGTTAATTATTTCGACGAAAAAATAAAGTTAAATTCAATTGACGCTGTTAAATATCAGCAATTTATTAATCATTTAGCATTAGATTACGCTGTCGCTACTGTAGACACCCGGCACCGCAAAATTAGAGCGATTTTTAATAAAGCTGTCCATTTAGGCTACATGAAGAAAAACCCAGCCATAGGCGCTCATATAAGCGGACATGATGTGGCAAAAACAAAAGCACAATTTATGGAAACCGACAAGGTTCATTTACTATTAGAAGAACTTGCAAATTTTCATTCGATATCAAGAACAGTTATATTTTTAGCGGTACAAACAGGAATGCGTTTCGAAGAAATTATTGCACTAACAAAGAAAGACATCAATTTCACTAAACGTTCTATATCAGTGAACAAAGCGTGGGATTATAAGTACACTAATACATTCATTGATACCAAGACAAAAAAATCACGTGTGATTTATATTGATAACTCTACTGTTCAATATTTACAGTCTTATCTTACATGGCATACTGATTATATGAAAGAACATGATATACAGAATCCGTTGATGTTATTATTCATCACTTACCACAATAAGCCCATTGACAACGCGTCATGTAATAAAGCTTTGAAGAAGATATGTAATACAATTAATTCTGAACCAGTGACATTACACAAGCTACGACATACGCACACAGGCTTATGTGTAGAGGCTGGTATGGATATTATTTATGTAGCTGACAGGCTTGGTCATGATGATATTAATACAACATTAAAATATTATAGTCATCTGAGTTCTAATTTACGACAACAAAATCAATCTAAAGTAGATGCTTTTTTCACACTAAAAACAGATGAAAATACCACAAAATTTGCCACAAATGCCACAAAAACAACGGAATAA